GACGGCGTGGTCTATAGGAAAAATCCAAACTGCATTTACGCTATGTATCTGCACACTAAAACAGGAAGCTGGCGCGTATCTGCGCTGGTGAAAAATGATGAGTTGGAGGTGGGAAGTGAGTGATGAAGGATTGATTAGAAGTATTGATTTCCTTCTTGGCGCTGGTTGCGGAGTAGTTTTCATGTTTATCGTTTTCTGCTTTGTAGATGACTTGGCAACTGCCGAGACTGTTCAGCGGTATAAAGATGGGCGCATAGTCTGCGCCGAGGTAGGTCAAGAGCTTGTTTGCAGGAGTGCAAAATGACCTCCCTACACCAAAACATTAAAAAACTAAGCCAATCACCAGGCGGATTGCGGCTGTCGGTTCTGAAACCGAATTCACGAGAAATCGCAGCAAGAATGATTGAGTCAGGTGAGTTGATTAAACATGGCGATGTGTATCGCTCAAATGAGGTGAGATGATGAGCGAAAGACAAGCGCCAAGTTATAAGTTGCACACAGAGTGGCAAGCCATACTCAGGGTAAAAAGAATGGTTGACGATGACAGATTTCATAAACGCGGAGAATACCGAGAATTGCTGCAGGATTATGAATTTAGACTGCGCATACTGATGTCAACGCATGCTGAAGAAATAAACCGCATTTTTTACGGACAGGAGATTCAGAAATGAAACTATCACCGCAAGCCATCTATTGCCTATCAGAAGCCATCAACAAGCTGCACGAAGCGGCTAGATTGGTAGATGCAAACACGGCGTCAGAATTGATTGTGATTGCAGATAAGGTTGAGGTTACTAAACGGGAAGTGGTGAAGGAATGAAAAAGTGTAAAGGCTGTGACGCGGACTGCGTAGGTATTTGCATGGAGACATGGGAGCCGATAGAGAAGATTGACACAAAAGGCGCTTTCATTTTTTGGCCTTGCGTTGTGCTAGCGTTAATTGGCTTTATTGTCTTGGTGTCGTTAAAATGACCACTAACAGCCAAGCCACCACAATAGCACTAGCCCGCCGACTAGCTATGGCGGATAACCGAAACCAACAAGCCGCAATCGTGCAGTGTGCGGCAAGGATGTTAGAGGGCGCAGATGATGAAACGAAAGGCAGCCTGATGCGGTTGATTGCCGCAACTCCGGCGCAGAGGCAGGGGATTGTCGGGTTGACTGAACGATTGATACTAGCCGCTTAACAGCGGCTTTTTTCTGCGCTATACTTACCTAATAGACAACACAGAGGCTAAAGACATGGCGACAAAGAAAAAGCAAGCAGAAGAAACCGCACCAGTTAACAACGAGCTGCAACAAATCCTCGAACACTTCGGCGAAAACTCTGCTGAGTATGCAGAGGCGAAAGCTAAAGCGGAGAAAGAGTGATGACAGATTATATGTTATTGCTACTTCCATTGTCCGCATGGTATTTCATGGTTGCGGTTTTTACTTACAAGCTTCTTTGGAGCGTGATGCTTTCAAGCGAAAAGTGCCAAGCTGAAGCAATGTCAGTGATGGCTGCAAAGAAGGTTAGAGTTGATAGGGTATTTACTATATTAAACCTGTCTATAATTGCCGTTTCGTCTATATGGCCGTATTCTTTGGTTAAAGCAGCTTTAGATAAGAAATTCTTCTTGGAGGTGCAAAATGCCTTCAGGTAGACCAACGACATACGACCCGGAGTATTGTCAGGCTGTCATCGAGCATATGTCAGAAGGCGCAAGCCTAACTTCATTCGCTGCATCTATCGATTGCGCACGCTCAACAATCAACGTCTGGATGGAAGCAAACCCTGAATTTTCAGAAGCCGTAAAAATAGGCAAGTCAAAATGCGCTCAATGGTGGGAGAAAGTCAGCCGAGCAAATGCTGTTGAAGGCGGCGGGAATGCTACGCTTTGCATCTTCGGATTGAAGAACATGGCTCCTGATGAGTGGCGTGAAAAGCAAGAGATTGAGCATTCTGGCAAGATTGACTCTAACGTTAGTGACGACGAACTAGACCGCAGAATCAATGACCTCATCGCTATCCAAGCAGCAAAAAATTGAACTCCTGATGCTTCTTGAGGAAAAGAAGCGTAGGGATGAGATGAATCAGCTGAAAATCCAGTATGCCAGTCTTTATGATTGGCAGAAGCGCTTTGTATCTGCAACGTTAACAAATCGTTCTTGTATGTTAATCGCTGCGAATCGCGTCGGGAAAACGCGCACAGGATTGACAGTAGATGCCTATCATCTAACAGGTGATTACCCTGACGACTGGACTGGCCATAAATTCACACACGCACCTCGCATCTGGTTGCTTGGTTTCTCAATGGAGAAAACACGCGACCTATTGCAGCTACCGCTATTTGGTAGATTGGAGGGGGGCGAATTTGTTGGCGGATTGATTCACAAAGATAAGATTGTCGGCCACTTCTCCGCTCAAGGCACATCAGGCGCAATGCGCGAGGTTCGAGTTAGGCACAAGTCTGGCGGTGATTCCGTTTGTCAGTTCTGGTCTTACTCGCAGGGCAGTCACGCTTTGATGGGCGACTCCGTTGACTGGTATCACATAGACGAAGAGCCGCGCGACAGGACTATCTATCCACAGGTGTTAACCCGCACAGCAACCGGCGACCAAGGGCGAGGCGGTAGAGGTATATTGACATTCACGCCAGAGAACGGGCGCACAGAGCTTGTCGTTCAGTTCATGGATAATCCTGCTGTCGGTCAGTACATGCAGCGTGCAACGTGGGATGATGCCAAGCACTTAACAGAAGAAACCAAAGAGCAATTATTAGCTAGCTTCCCTGAGTGGCAGCGCGATATGCGTACCAAGGGCTTGCCGCTACTTGGTGCTGGTCTGATATTCGACCTGAAGATACCTGTGTGTCGGCGGTTTGAGCGACCAAAACATTTCCTAGTTATCAACGGCATGGATTTCGGCTGGGACCATCCGCAAGCACACTGTCAACTATGGATAGACAACGACACAGATACAATCTATGTAGCGCATACGTATAGAGCGCAGAAGCAACAGCCTTATGAGGTGTGGCATCGTGTTAAATCGTGGGCAGCAGAATATCCAACAGCATGGCCGCATGATGGCTTGCAAACAGAAAAAGGCTCAGGCAAGACGCAGAAGGCTTATTATGAAGAAGCCGGATGGAACATGCTGAGTAATAACGCCGCATGGCCAGATGGTTCAAACTCTGTTGAGCAAGGCTTGATGGAGATGTACGACCGATTCAAAACAGCCAAGCTGATTGTTATGGAAGGTAACGGCGAGCTACTTGATGAGATTATGCAGTATCACCGAGACGAAAACGGAAAGATTGTTAAGGTTGCTGACGACTTAATCAGCGCTGTGCGTTATGCATACATGCATAGGAGATACGCCGAATCAGAGTGGTCGTTAAGCAACCAATATCACTATGAAGACGACTTTGACCGGCGCGATTCTGGTAGTCTTGGTTACTAGCATCTAGTGCGCTATACTGCTCCAATACGTCTCAAGGGTTTGACAGATGCAAAAATTACTATCCTATATCGACAATCCAAATATTGCTGAGTCTATCAGCGAAGACCGTCTAAAGAAAATCGGCGAGAAAGTTTGTGAGGATTACGGCAAGGACCGTGATTCAATGGCTGATTGGTCTAAAGCTGTTGACCGAGGCATGCGTATCGCTAAACCGGCAGACGGTCCTAAATCCTTCCCGTGGGATGGCGCATCAAACTACAAGTCAAGCCTGATTTACGAGGCTGTCATTAGTTTTGGTGACCGAGTAGCAAGTGAAATTCTGTCTGAAAAGTCTCTGGTTAAAGGCTGCTTAACTGGCGCTGAGTCGCCAGAGAAAACCATGCGTATGACTCGCGTTGCCAAGTTTATGAACTGGCAGTTTAACTATGAGATGAAAGAGTGGCGCGACGAGCAAGAGCAGGCGTTGTACGCCTTGGCTGCTTGTGGTGTGTTCTTCAAAAAGACATTCTTCGACCCGACAGAGGGCAAGAACGTCAGCTGCCCGATTTTCTACCCAAACTTCGCAGTTAATCAGAATGAAAAGTCTATGTCAGCAATGACGCGCTTTACCGAGTGCAAGAACTACACAGACAACGAGATTAAAGAGCGTATCAGCGCTGGTGTATGGCTGGATCAAGACTACAAGCAAGATGACGAAGACCAAGACAACGAGGATGGCGATGAGTCTGGAAAGCAAGAAATCACCGACGACTTCATCGAGCAATGCACGTCAATAGACCTAGACGATGACGGATATGCTGAGCCTTACATTGTCACGGTGCACAAACAGACAGGCAAGGTGGCGCGAATCGTTGCGCGGTTTGACCGCTCAAGCGTTTTGGTTAAAGTACAAGATGGCGCCGTTGCTCCACTCAATCAGGTTGAAGTTAAGCTTAAGCAGCAAGTCGCACAGGAAATGCTGCCATTGGTTACTGCAATGACTCCTGAAGACGCTGAGAAGATGACAGAGGAAAAGCTGTTGTCAAACGTAGACAAAGCCGTTTATGGTCAGATGAAGATTGTCAAAATTAAGCCAACCGGTTTAATTACCAAGTATGGGTTTATCGTCGCACCTGATGGCACATTCCTCAACTGGGGCTATTGCCATCTGTTAGCATCGCAATCAGAGCTGATTAACACCACAACCAACCAACTGATTGATGCCGGAACACTGGCTAACCTGCCATCAGGATTCAAGTCTAAAGAGTTCCGGCAGAACAAAACGCCAATGCGCATGAAGCCTGGAGAAATCGCGCAAGTCGATGTACATGCAGAAGTGCTGAAAAACGGCTTAGTGTTTAATCAATTCCGCGAGCCATCAGCAGGCTTAATGCAGCTAAACGAGATGACCAAGGCAGAGGCTCGCAACATGACTGCAATTGTCAATCTTGAAGGCACAATTGCACCTAACGCACCTGCAGCAACCACGCTTGGCATCTTGCAAGAGAAAATGATGCCAACGACCACGCTGATTGGTCGCGTGCTGCGCTCAATGTCTGAAGAGTTTAGCAAGATGTTTGACCTGAACGCCAAGTACACTGACCCGCAGTTGTATCAGCAGGTGCTGGACGACCCACAAGCCGACTATCAGCAAGATTTCACGCGACAAGGTTACGACATCGAGCCGACAGCAGATGCAAGCAAGTCGAGCCAGATGCAGCAGATGCAAACTGCTACCGTATTGCTTGAGCTGTTACCAATCTTCGACGCTCCAACACCTGCCAAGATTGCCATTGCTGAGCGAGTGCTGAATACCATTGGCGAAACTGAGTTGCTTCCAAAGCTCATGCAGCAGCCACAGACAGACCCGCAATTGCTACAGATTGAGCAACAACGACTGCAGGTAGAGCAGATGAACATGCAGTTACAACAGCAGAATAACGATCTGTTGCAGAAACAACATGAGATTAGCATCGCTAAGCTAGATATTGAGAAGATGAAGCTGCAGCTAGACCAGCAAGAACTACAGCGCAAACTCAAAGAAGGCAACGACAAGATGACGTTAGAGCTTGCCAACTTAGAAGCCGATGCAGGCGTTAAGCAGGCAGATGAAGACTTGAAAGTAGCTCAGACGTACAAAACATACGTTGACGCTGACAAGGCAATGCAACCAGAAGTAAAAGTGGAGGTACGCGATGGCATGCAGTAAGAAGAAAGGCGGTAAAATGCCGCCTAAGAAGAAGTAACCAAGACCCGCTTCGGCGGGTTTTTATTTACGTTAGGATTTATACCTTCCGTTTAAGTAATTAGCTATGCTTTCAAGAATTATCTTCCGTTTTAGGGTTGAAGATTTTGGCTTGTTGTTAATGTACTGAACAAATGCAGACTTCCACTTGTTATCCATTGAGCTGGCCATTTTTAAAAATTTAGTAGCATCGCCATACCTTTCAGAGTTAATCAGATGCTCAATTAAATCAGCAGTCTCTGAGTGCAAATTCCTGCACATATAAACATCATATGATTTGTTCATCGTCTTCACCAAGCTCCTTTGCTGAAATAAAATAACCATACCTAGCCGCAAGGATATCTCCCCAATACCATTTATCAGCAATTAATCCAGCTTTGCGCTTTCTGTAGTTCGCCTTTATCATCGGCTTTAAAGCAAAATGAAATATAAAAAACATTAAGAACTTTTTCATGTAACCCTCCAATTAAAACCAAACCATAGCACATCAAACAATCCAAACACATCCGACCACTTAGCGCCAAAAATTTGACATACGCCAATAAATTGACGCATACTTATCTCGCAGCAATGCAATAGACCACTCAAAGACAAAGACGAGGCTCGAATGAGTAAATATAGTGACCCGCTCGGCATTGAGCGAATAGTTTCAGAATACGAAACACTGCACGACATTAACCCCATCACTGAAGACATGGCCGAAGATTGGAACAATCATCCAGTTACAAAGCGCCTAAAACAAGCCCTCCAAATTGAAATGTACAAACGCCAGTCTGAATGGATGACTCCAATCAACGAAGAGCTGTATTCGTGCATTCGCCAGGTGTTGGACTATCCGATTTTGGAGGAAGATAAATGAAACCAACCGGCTACTACGTATTAGTTGAACTTGAAAGCATCGAGAAGGACGTTAAGTCTGAATCCGGCATTATCCTGACCACCAGCAAGGACGAAGACCGATACCGCAATGCTCAGTGCATCGGCACTATCCTGGATTTCGGGCCAATGGCTTACAAGGGTCTGCAAAACGGCTGTAACTCTCCTGAAGACTGGGGTGTTGCAATCGGTGACAAAGTCGAGTTCAACAGTTATGACGGCAAGATACCAAAGTCAGCAGGCGGCAAAGATTTACGCCTTATCATAGACCAACACATTATCTGCAAGGTGGATAAATGACCACAGAATCAACACAAGAATCAACCGTTGATTATTCCAGCGGCATTGAGTTTGTCGGCTTTGACATGCCTGACGAGCCAATTAAAAAACAACATGAACCAGAAGAAGCGCCCGAGCCGGTTGCAGAGCCAGCTCCAGAGCCTGCGCCAGAACCTGCACCGACTGAAGACCCAGAAGTCAGTGAAGCCAAATCACGTGGCTGGACAACAAAGCAAGAGTGGATTGATGCAGGTCGCAATCCTGATGATTGGGTGAACGCCAAGCATTTCAATGAGAAAGGTCGGCTGATTAGCCAAGCCCGCAAACTTGAAACGCTTGAGCGCACTTTTGACAGCCGAATTCAAAACGTCAAGGTTCTTTATGATGCGCAGTTGCGCACCCTGAAGAACGAAAACGAGCAGTTGCTCCAGCAGAAGAAAGAGGCTGTCACATACGGTGACTTTGACGCAGTGCAGCGCATCGACAAGCAGTTGATGGATAACGCCATCGAGCAAGTTAGCGTACAGCAAGCTGCTCAGACCGTTGTTGCGGCTCCGCAAGGACCGTCACAGGAAGAGCTTGCAAAAGAGGCTGCATGGGAGCGCGATAATCAGTGGATTAACACGCAAGACCCGGCTGCACCTGAGTATGGCAAAGCTGTGTTTACTCGCAACCTGTACCAGCAACTGCTGCAGCAATACCCAAACTCAACCGCCGATGAGCGCATTTCATACGTCAACCAAACGCTTGCACAGAAGTTCCCGCAAGCGCCAAAGGTGAATCCAAACCGCGATAAGCCCGCTATGACAGATACCAAGACCAGCACTCACGCCAGCAATGGCAAGCTGACTTGGGCTGACTTGAACGGAGATGAAATTAAGCAGTGGAATTCGTTTGGCAAAGATATGTTTAAATCAAAAGACGCCTTTTTGCAGGCCGTCGCAGACTCTCGCAGAGGTTAACATGAGCAATCAAGGTCGTGGGCGTCCTGAAGACGTCGCAATAAGCAAAGAAGCACAAGAGCGCCCTGAGCGCAAATTTGAGCGCGTGTCAATGGCTAAAGGTGTAAATCTTGACGTTGAAGTAACAAAAGGCTATATTGGTCGTTGGGCGAACTCATCTATTGAGGGTCGCATCGACAGATTGCTGCAAGCCGGCTATGAATTCATGGTCGATGCAGAGGGTAATCAGATTAAACGCTCAAAAGGTGGCAGCGATTTAATCCTGATGAAAATCCCTGAACAGTTCTGGCGAGAAGATTTTGAGCTTGGTCAGAAGAAGATTGACCAGCAAGTGAACGAACAACAAAGACTTGGCAAAGACGAGTACACACCGGACGGACGCAGCGTTTTAAGCCGCGATTCAGTCATCTAAAAGACCATAAGCGGACTTCGGTCCGCATCTCCTAGCCGCTCGCAAGAGTTATTGGCACACAGGAACAAAACAATCACTTTTTGATAACTAATCGAGGTATATCATGGCTTTTACATTAGTAAACGCAGGTGGTATGAGCGAAAACACCGGTAAGGTGCGCGCAGTCGCAGTTGCCGCCGCTCACGCTACATTAATTGCTCCAGGTGATCCAGTGCGCTTCACCGGCACATCACGCGCAGACGGTGTTGCTGAAGTTGACGTTGTAACAGCTACCGGCCAGCAAGTTGCTGGTATCGTTGCAGCTGTTGATTATAACGTAGCTGGCGAAAACCTGACTTACACAGGATTGGCTGCTTCAACTGCTGGCACTCTGCTCATCCACACATCACAAGACCTGCTGTACGCAGTACCAACAACAGCAACATTGGCTGCTGCTGACGTTGGCTTAAACGCTGACTCAGACTTTGCTGTAGCAACTCGCTCTGGCGTTCTAGACATCTCAAACGTCAAGCTGGCTTCTGCATCGAAGAACACTACAGCTACGCTGCAATTCCGCATTGAAGGCTTACTGACTGACGCTGCAGGCGTACTGGGTAACGTCGCATTAGTGCGTATCAACAACCAATCTGCGACAGGGGTATAAGTCATGGCCGGTACTATTACACGCGGTAATTTTCCCCGCCTTTTACAGGAAGGCATTAACAAGGTCTTTGGTCAGACCTACAACGAACACAAAACCGAATGGACTGACATCCTGGATGTTGAGGACAGCAAAAAGGCTTTTGAGTTAGACCAGCAACTCGAAGGCATGGGTTTGGCATCAGTGAAGCCTGAAGGCTCAGACACTGCGATGGATGACTTCCGTCAAGGTTTTGCACCTAAGTACAACCACCTGACTTACGCTAAAGGCTTCATTGTAACTCAGGAAGCGTTAGAGGATGAGCTGTATGGCGTAATGAGCAAGAAAGCTCGCATGCTGGCTTTCTCTATGCGCCAAACTGAGGAAGTGGTTGGCGCCAATATCCTGAACCGAGGCTTTAACGGCGCGTTCACGATGACTGATGGAGACGGTCAATCGTTGTTCAGTACTGCTCACGGCTTAGGACCATCAGGCGGCACGTTCAGTAACCGCTTAGCTGTTGCTGCAGATTTGTCAGAAGCGTCACTGGAAGATTTGACTATTCAAATCGGCCAAGCTGTTGACACTCGTGGCCTGAAAATCAACATCCGTCCAACTCGCCTGATTGTCCCGGTTGCCCTGCAGTATGAAGCTGCTCGCATCCTGAAATCTGCGCTGCAAAACGACACCGCCAACAACGCTATCAACGCGCTGAAGGAAATGGGCGTATTCAGCAAAGGCATGTCAGTTAACCACTACCTGACATCAGACGACGCTTGGTTTATCAAAACTGACTGCCCAGACGGCGTAAAACGCTTCAACCGTACCGCTGTTCGATTCGGTGAAGACAATGCTTTCCTGTCTGGTAACGCTCGGTTCAAGGCGACTCAGCGTTATTCAGTTGGCTGGACTGATGCACGTGGGATGTACGGCTCTCAGGGTACTGCGTAATGCAAGGGGCTTCGGCCCCTTTTTCTTTATTATTGCCTTATGCTGGATTACAATACATAAAACACCAAAGCTTGGAATATTATGCCTATCACGAATATTCAACGTGCGCAGTTATCGCCCGCCGTTGCCCCGTCAGCTTTGCAAGCTAGCATTGTTGGTGCGAATAGAGATGTTTTTTTACATGGGGTTCCTTATGGCGATTATTAACATAATCCTGAAAAACCTTGTGCCGAAGCCTCGATACGGCGATGTTGCGCCGCTTGGGGATACGTCAGAGTTATACCGGTTCGGTTTCCGTCCACCGCCGCCAGAGCCGCCACCAACCGGTGTCATAATGTCACTGGATTTTGACTCTGCGCCTGACTGGCACAGCGAGATGTATGCTGACGCGCTTGATGTAGAGCGCTTGGCGAACCAAGGAAATGTTTTACCGGTGGGTGCTTATGCGGCCTACATGAATCATCAGTGGACGCCAGCAAGAGGTTATCCTTCATCACCGGTGGGGGCGGCTATTCTTGCCGCTAATGCTGATAAATCTTTCAGTGGCATTGGCAAGTCTTATGTTGTACAGAGGCAGAGCAATACCTATACAACAGCCGACGCGTGGAACTCAGACGATCAGCTGATATTTACACTGGCTGAGGGTGTGAGCCGAATTTATATTGAGTTTATGCTGCGGTTTGGCACAGACTGGACAATAGTCGGCGCAAGTCCATCAAAACTGGTTCGTGCTGGTCATTGGAATGGCGAAGACAGTAAAATATTTAGTGGCAGTAATGGCGGTCTCGGACCGCTGGTTTTTATTGACTACAGTGTAAGCGGTGGAAACGCAATCAATATAATCGCGTTTCGTGGCGGCCCTCCGGGCACTAACTACCTGCCTACTGCTGATGATATTGGTGCTCCAATTGGCTACTGGGGCGATATATCACTCAACTACACTAGCAGTATTAACGGACAAGCTGTTGGCGGAGGTAATCCGCAACTGGTAGACAAGCAGAACGGCGGTTCCTTGCCGGCATCTGGGGCAGCAACGCATTCTCAGGTTTTCGGTACGCCAGCGTCCGGTCAGTGGACAAAGTTCGCGTTTATGATGGAATTAAACAGCGCTCCCGGTGTAAAAGATGGCAAGTATTATCAATGGATAGATAACAAACGGATTTACCACCTTGATAACGTCTGCTGGTATAAAAACCCGGCGTATGGACCAGCATACAAGCCACTGATTAACTATTTTAGTATCGGCGGAAACGACTTCTTCCACACGTACCCGGACGAAGACCGTCGCAGCGAATGGCTATCATACGACAATGTTGTGGTTCGTCACGATCCACCGCCAGAGGCAGAGCAATAATGTCAAACTATGCTATTTTCGGTGGAGCTGGTTATTTCACTGGCGCCACTCTCGGTAACCTACTGACTATCAACAAGCTGCGTATTGTATCTAAGAACGTTAAACTGACAACGTCTGGGTATATATGGACTCAGGCAGACAATACGCAGCGTGAATTCGGGATACTGCATCAGCAGTCGCTGGGCATTAAATACAACTACGGCAGCGCAACTGCGCAAACGCTACTGACAACTGCCGAAATGACGGCTATATTCGGCACATACGAGCCGAGCGTCGCATCATTTGGCGTAGAATTTGACCTTATTGCCAACACGTTTGAAGTGTTCGTTAATGGCGTTAGCAGAAAAGGGCCAGCTCCTTTAATTAAAGGCACCGGACGGCTCGACGGTACGCTGTTTAGAATTGGAGCGCGCAGCAATACTGGGATTGCTGGCGATACGTCCGGTGCGGCTATACTTCCGGCTGGGAGCTGGGTCGGCGACACGGATATCTACATAAATGATGTTTTAGTTCGTCGCTACATTATGCCGAGCAGCGGTACGACTGTGCCCGAGTCTGTTAGCGGAGCTATACTGACACAGCGCGGAACTTGGCCTAGTGATGACTCAGAGTGGGGCAGTATTGTAGACCCTCAAGGATTTACAGTAAGTCAGTCATCCATGACAGCTGGTGCAACAATTACTGGTACATACACAGCGTGGCCGACTGCGCCAGACCCGTCGTTAGTGTTCACTGATTCCGCAGCAAACACGCTCACTCTGACTCCGGCAATTGTGGGCGGTTCTGGTGATGGCACATGGTCTGCAACTATTCCAGCACTGCCATCAGCTGGCGCAGATGTCGAACTACTGAAGTTTGGCGCAACTACCGTTTCATTTGCAGGATTCACCGCCAAAGCTGGCCCAACTCTACAAGTCGCAGCAACGCAAACACTGGCGACGCTGGCAGCTGATTTTGACGACTACGTGTTTCAAGGATGGGTTCCGCAGCCATCTGTAGGTGATCAGCTTGTCACTGTGACAGCGGAAGGCATATTCAACAGTAACGGAGACTACACATTTTACGCTGAAGGCGTTTATCCGGTTTGGTACGTTGACGGTACTGGGCAAGTGTTTGGCCGCACGATTGATACTTCCGGGTTGAATGATCCGGAGCTGTTAGAATCATCCGCAATGGTTCAGCCAATGATTAGGCGCATGATATGAAATTAATCAACAAATGAAGACTGCTTTCGAGCAAAGACGCGGCATAATTTACATTCATGATGCCTGACGCATAGAGGTATATATGGCCCAGAAAACCCGCATCAACGGTGAGAACTACACTCAGCTACCAAGGATGATTAGTCAGAATATGTACAACGGAGCTGCGGGGACTACTCTGGAGTCGTCTTTTACAGACACTACAACGCAGTCTGGCTCACCAATCGACACACCAAAGCAGGTTAAATACGGGCCTGCTTTAACATCACCGTCTGGCATTGTTTCTATAGACGCAACCGGCACGCTTACTGTTTTAAAAACAGGCCCGCTGTTTATAAAAAGCCGACTCCGCGTTGGTCGCACAGGCGCATCAGGCGTATCATCTATCTTTTTCTGGGTAGAGATTAGCCCTGATGGCGGAGCGGTATGGAACATATTCGGTAATTCAATCGATATTCGGCTGGATAACTCCACGGAGTCTGATGTGTTTTTTGACTTCTCAACTCTATTCCTTGAGAATGGAATTAAACTGCGCTCAATGTTCGCCAGAAGCTCCACAGGAGACAATTCTGGCGACCTGATGCCATCAGCGCCATCTGCTGCGTTGCAGGCTTATGGCGTTCCTACCGCTCCATCTGCTCAAATCAGCGTTTACCGCAGTAGGGATTACTTGTATTTGGATTAACTCCTCCGATGAGTTATACAATGCCTGCCAACAGTGTATGCTGTTGGTGGGTTTTTATTTTGGAGTGGAAAATGTTAGATAGAGATATGAGTTTCGAAGAGGCGATTGCTCACGTCGAAATCCTGAGACTAAGGCGAAGAAAGAAATCACATGCCAGCATGAGAGCTGAACTGGCAAAGTTAATTAAATCTAAAAAGGGCCTGTCTGATAGCCTTTTGGCTGAGGCTATCCTTGCAGCAGGCTATCGCAAGTGCGACAATAAGACTCCATCAATAAAGGAGTAAATGCATGAAAGAGCAAGATTGGGGCTTAGACCAATGCGATGTTGGCGGAGGTAGCGGCAATGTCGGATATGGAGAAGGTTGTTTAGATGATGGAGTGATTTGCTAATGTCCGGTACGAGCACGAAAGGCAAAGACAAGACCAAATCAAATGGTAATCGGAAACCTAATCGTAAATAACCAAGACTTAGCCCTAGCAGCAGCGTGGCTCGCAATAGCCTTACTGTGGGACGCTAGGGCTTTACTAATGCTAACAAGTTTGATTGTTTATCTTGCCATACAAGCTGCGACAACAACTGACTTCACGCCATTTTCAATATGCTCCATGCTGTATTTCATTGTTTTGATGTCAAATATCAATATTTCAAAAGAATTTCGACAAGCATTTATTGCTTTTGGTGTTGTATACTTTATCGGGGCAATAGACCACTTCTCATATAGCCATCTGCTCATTAACACAAAATTCGACAGAATCCAGCCGTATCTGATCACATCAATCAATGCTTATGTGCTGGCTTATCTATTGAGCGGCGGGAGGCGCGACAATGTACATGGACTTGCTCATTATTGCGCTAAACGCATTAATTGGTATAAACTGCATATACCAAGTAATCGCTAAACACTACAGAAAGAAAAAGCATGAAGCATCAGCTAACAGAACTTCTCATGATGGCAAGTGACCAGTTAAACGCATTTGGCGCAAAGGCAATCAATACAATTGGCGCTGTATCAATTGGCGCAGGCACTGCGATTGTCGCAGTTGGTAATGATGCAATCAAAGCTGCCGCACCTGAGACTTGGCTTTCTCCTGATTACGTCATGGCGGCTTCTATGTTCGGCTCTGTGTGTTTCGGCTTAAAACATCTGTACGACTTCATTAATTCTGCCATCGACCGCTACAAAGCTAGAAAAGCCTCCAAATCTTTGACGTCAAAAAACTGACGGTATATACTCTTTGAAACCTTGCGACATGGTGTCGTGCTGGTTATCAGTGAGGTTATATCATGGCTAAATATCGTCAAACTCGCTTCAATAACGTTGGCTTGCAAGGCGCAGCCAATCAGCGAGACAATCAAACAAACGCGGTTAACACTGCGGACACCTTCATCAAGACATTTGAGATTCCCCTGGCTCGCGTCGCTTCTACTGCCGCTCAAACCACAGCAATTGAAGCTGGCACGAAATGGCTGCAAATCATCAGCGCCGCAATCATTGTTGATGTCGCAGAAGTCACGGGCACAACCAAGACAATCAGTATCGGCATCGGTGCTGGTGCAGCTAACGTAATGGCAGCTACATCGGTTGCCTCTACTGGCGCTGTTGGCTCTCCTGTTGTCGCAGCAATCCCAGTGACATCATCAACAAACAAATTCACCTACACCCTAGGTGCAAACAACTTTGCTGAGTTCCAAGGTCGCGCAATCGTGACTGCAATCTGCGCTAACGTGCTGTAAGGGGTGAATCATGGCTAGAAACTACATCACAAAGCCTAGTGCGTCGGCTGTGGTTTTCCCTGTCAATCACAGAGCCACTTTTGACGGTATATTTATTCAGAACAAAACCAACGGTGACATTGTTATCAAAGTCACTGGTGATAATGTTCAAAGTGCGCCTTCCGGTTCTGTCGTCTGGTCTAATCCTACGACATCAGCAACATATCCGAGCGCTACATTCACATTGCCAACACTGGAATCCGCACTTCTGCAGACACCTTGCGCCGCATTGCAGTTTAGCGGTGCTGGAGTTGGTGTAATTAATGTTTCGGAATCGTACTAATGGCAAAACCCCGCGCACGTCGATATGTGCCAGGTGATCACAAAGTCATTTGCGACTTGTGCGGGCTAACTTACATGCGCTCAGAAACAAAACTACAATGGAATAACCTGTTGGCATGCTCTGAATGCTTTGACCCTAAACACCCGCAACTAAACATTCGCGGAAAGGCTGACCGTCAAACCGTTGATATTGCACGACCTGAGTCGGAAGATGACTCATCGTTTACTTGGTATGTACCAACACCGGACGAATTATAATGGCAACAACTGCGCTAACGATTATCAAGAAGGCACTGCGCCTGATTCGAGTGCTGGACAGAAACCAGCCATTGCAAGACGATGACCGCAACGATGCTTTAGAAGCATTTAACCAAATGATTCTGCACCTGCAGACGCATTACAATAACCTATGGACAATGAAGCAGGCTGTTGTTTTGATGGAGCAAGGAAAGCAGTTTTACAAATGCGGACCTGCTGGCGATAGAGTGGTAAGCCGCGACGATTTGCGCACACAGACAACATCTGTTGCAGCATTGGCAGGTGCAACGTCTGTGACGCTTTCAGGTGCTCTGTCAGTGGTTGGCGGTAACACAGTTGGCATTCAGCTATCTAGCGGTGCATTCCACTGGACAACTGCATCTGCGACATCAACCGGCACAGCGGTATCATTGACAGATGCACTGCCATATGACGCAAACGCTTCTGCGCGGGTTTATGTGTATACAGACATCATTGACAGACCATTGCGCGTACTAAATGCGCAGTCATCATGGTCAATTACTGATGCTGAAATCCCGCTGGAATCATTCAGCCGGCAAGAGTATTTCGACCAGCCAGATAAAACAACGCAAGGACAGACAAGCAATTACTACTACTCACCTCAGTTGACAGCTGGCGAGCTGTACGTGTGGCCAACAGCACAAAGCAATTTAAACGTGCTGCGCATGACGTATATTAACCCAATCCAGACAATGATAACCAACATCGACGCGCCTCAGTTTCCGGACGAATGGCAGGAGTGTTTGGCATATATGCTGGCTGTTAGGTTAATGGACGAATACGGCTTACCACAAGACAGGCAGGCTGCATTAAAGCTGAAAGCTGACGAGATGTTTGCAGAAAACCTAGCGTTTGATAATGACGCAGACCCTATGTTGATTGAAATCTACAGGTACAACTAATGCGGACTGAATTGCCAATCGCAACAGGTTATTACGTATCATCAAGCATTCCTGTGGCAGCTCAGGAATGCACCAATATGTACGTGTCGATTCCTGAGGCTGCTGGATATACAAAGGCGCAGCTATTCCCAACGCCCGGTATTATTGAAATCATAAACACTGGCGCAGCAAATAAAAATCGCGGCGCGCATGTGATGGCAGGCGTCCCTTATTTTGTGTGTGGCCAAAGATTGTTCAGACTTGACCGCGCTGTCAGCGTTGATGGGGTCGAGTCGTACAGCACAACTGACTTGGGAGAAATTGAAGGTGCTGACTATGTGTCTATGGCTGATAACGGCGAGCAGCTTTGCATTGTGGTTCCCGGGATTAAAGGTTACATCTACAACCGCACAACAAGCGCACTAACAGCCATCACAAACGCAGCATATTACGATTTGGGGCCTTCACAGCAGGTAGTCTATGCAGATGGTTACTTTATCCATCAGGCCGCTAAAAACGTGTTTAACAGCGCTTTAAATAATGGATTATCTTATTCAGGAATTGAGTTTGCAGAGGCGGAGGCAGACCCTGACGATATTACAGGCATCCATGTTAGTCGCGGACAGCTATTCATTGGCGGCTCAGAGACAACAGAAGGCTGGCAAAACGTCGGTGCTTTAAACTTCCCGTTTCAGCGGATTGCTGGGTATATCCTGCCAATCGGCATTAAGGCTAAAAACTCTATTGTTGATACTGGAAACACCTTCTGTTTCGTAGGTAACGATATCGGCGGGCAGGCTGCAATCTATCAATACAGCGGGAACAACTTCGACAAGATTTCCACCGCATCCATTGAATCTCTTTTGCTTCGTTATACGCAAGAAGAAATCCAAAACATTATTGGGTTTCAATACTCACAAAATGGCGCAGTGTTTGCCGGTTGGATTCTGCCAGATACTTGTATCGTTTACGACGCAAAAGCATCACAACTTGCGCAAAAGCCAATCTGGCATGAACGAATGTCGTTTATCGGCGAAGAGCAGACCAGATGGCGGGCAAACTGTGTGCTACAGGCGTACGGTAAGTTTTTTGTTGCAGACTACAGGAGCGGTAGAATTGGCGTTTTGTCACTTGACACATATACGGAATTTGGCGAATACATCCGCCGCAGATTTTCTGCAGGGCCATTCAACAACCAAGAAGGCGCAACCTTCTGGAATTCAGTTCAATTAATCGTTGAGGCCGGCACTGACACTGTTTTAGGTAGAGGGCCGACTATTGATATGTCGTACAGCAATGATGGCGGCAAAACGTTTGGCACAGAAGTTTCACGCTCAATCGGTATGGTTGGAGAGTTTACCGCGCAGCCAACATGGAATCGCCTAGGACTGTGCCGCAATGCGAGAGTATACCGCTTTGACTACGCAGACGATGCAAAGCTGGTTGTCATTGGCCTAATCGGAGATTTTGACGGTGGCAGATAACAAGATCATCCCACCAAGCAGGCAGCTGCAGGTAACTCAGAGCGGCTATCCAGAGCAGCGCTTTTCTACATGGTGCGAAGCCATCACAAGGCAAATTAATGGCTACGAAATCGAAGGGAGTCCAGAAGGAATTCTGGATGCTCCACGGTTTAGCTTGTGTGCCAATATTTTGACAGATACACTGTACATCAAGACAACTAGCGCCGGAATTTTGACAGGATGGCTTCAATTGTAGCGTTTCGCACATTCGACACTGAGCAAATTTTGTCAGTTTTGACGCATCCTGATATACTGAAGTCAATAACGGAAAGCGATAGCTCTAATTTACACATTGACACGCATGCGTCTTGTTTCATCGCTTGCACCGTAGACGATGAACTATCAGCTGTTTTTATTTTCGACAAGATAAGCGCTTGCGTATGTGACATACACGCGCATGTGCTACCAGCCAAAAGACCACACTCCAAAGACATCGGCGCTGCAATACTCCGTCATTTTTTTGACATGGCGCCTTGGGCTGCAAAACTCACTGCCTTAATTCCTGTTTGCTATCCAAACGTTATTGCCTATGCGCATCAGTTTGGATTCGTCAACGAGGGCGTTAACCGGCAAAGCTATTTATTCCAAGGTGATTTGATAGATCAAGTTTACCTTGGCGCAACCAAAGATGAGGTTCTCAATGGGCTGGGTTAAAGACACGTTTTTCGGTGGCGCTGAAAAGGATGCTGCAAAACAGCAGATTGCCGCTGGCGACCGCGCAATGGCTACTCAGAAAGAGTATTACAACCAAGCGCGAAACGACATAATGTCGCTTTTTCCGCAGGCATACCAAGGGCTGCAAACATCATATCAGCAAGCAATTAACCAGATTGGCGCAGGAAAAGCGTCGGCTTCAGACATCTTGCGTCAGGCTTTCAATCAATCCAACCAGATTCAGCAAAGCGGCTCTAATGCTGCTATTTCCGCGCTACTAGGGAGACCGCAGCAAATGCAATTACCACAAACAGTTACGCACCAAGACTCTCAGATGTTCACGGGAAGCCCGCTGCAATCGCGCTCATACACATCTGGTTTGCGAGGGAGCATGGCAATAACGCCGGCTATGCCGACTCAATCATTGCCAGCTGGAGTGGTGAATTCTGGAGACCAGCAGCGGCTTTTTGGTACTGGGATGTCGCAGCCATCGCAGCTAATGCAAACAGGTGTCACAGATAGTGGCGGAGTATATAATCCTGGGGCGCCAACAGAAACAACAAACCAGCAGTTTTATGCTCCGCTGTCGCAGCCAACTAATCTTGGCTCCGCGCCTCAAGTCCAAAATAATGTTGATATGTCAGGAATTGGATTATCCGGAGCTGAGTCTGCATTAAATGCAGGCATGCAAGGTCAGTTAAATGCATTGCAAGGTGGTTCACAGCAAGCGCAGAACACTTTGCAGCAAACTCTTGGCGGCCAGCTTGGCGCTTTACGTCAAGGCTTTGGCGGTGCTGAGCAGGCGCTTAATCAATATGGCGCTCAGGCGCTAGGCGCTGCAAACCAAGGATATGGACAGGCTCGCGGCGACATATCAAACACTCTTGGTATGGTCGGCAACTCAATCGGCCAAGGCATTGGCGCATTGCAGGCAGGCGAAGGTCGTGCGCTTGGTCGTATTGACCAGTTCACCGGTCAGGCTGTCAACAACTTAAATCCATACTCACAAGCCGGTCAATCTGCTTTAGGTCAAGAGGCGGCTTTATCAGGCGCTTTAGGTGGTCAAGCGCAGCAGCAGGCTATCAGTCAGTTCATGGAGTCACCTGCTCAGAAGTTTTTGAGAGAGCGCGGAGAGCAGGCTTTATTGCGTAACGCATCGGCCACTGGCGGTTTGCGTGGCGGATCAACGCTGTCAGCACTGCAAGAGCAAGGCATTGGAGTTGCAGCACAACAACAACAACAACAGCTTGAAAACTTGCGCAATCTGGCTGGTCGCGGCCAGCAGGCGGCAACCACTCAATCTGGGTTTATGCAAGACGCCGGAACAACAGGCGCCGGAATCACTGCAAACCTAGCTGGTCAACAGGCTGGCTTGTACGGTCAGCAAGCTGGGCTGCAGGCAGGACTTGGAGGTCAACTTGCTAGTATGTCGCAAAACCAAGGTCAGTTTGGCGCCAGCTTGGTTAATAGCCTCGGCCAAAACGTAGCTGGTTTGCGTCAAGGCCTTGGAACTTCTGAAGCTGGCGCTTTAGGTTCAGCCGGCGGCAATATCGCAAACCTGCAGAACCAACTCGGCGGAAACGCTGCAAATGTGCTTGGCAATACTTCAAACAATTTAGCAGGACTGCGCTCACAAGCGGGTCAGCAAGTTGCAGGTCAGCTCAATCAGCAGACTGGCGGTTTGTCGAATAACCAGCTTAACTTAGGGCAGCTGCTGGCTGGGCTAGATACCGGCACGGCATCACAACTTGCCAACCTGCTAACCGCTGGCGGCACGGCTGGCTCGCAAAACCAAATGAACTTGGCAACGTTGCTGGCTAACCTTGCAACCGGTCAAGGCTCTAACCTGTCACAAATCCAAATCGGTCAGGGCAATGCTCAGGCTGGCGGCACAGTAGGTAGTGCCAGCGGTGCGAGAGAGGGCGTAGGGGCGGCAACAAATATTCTTGCCAGCCTTTTTTCAGATGAGCGCCTAAAAGACAACATTACACCATTAGCTGATGGACCTGTTGGCTTGTTTGCGTGGACATGGAAACACATTAAGGAAATCCCTGAGCAGCTGCGTGGCTCTTGGTCAATTGGCGTTATTGCTCAAGAAGTACAACATAAATTCCCAGAGTGCGTAGTAGAGCGTAACAGCTTCCTTGCTGTAGACTATGCTAAGCTATCTCAGGAGGTGGCAAATGTTTGAAACCGGATTCTACAATCAGGGTCGAGGTCTAGAATCTGGACTTCGAGCCGGCGCATCAATCGGCAACACAATCCAGAATATTCAGTCTGGTAACGCTGTAAAGCAATCTGCTGCGCGCATCCAAGCAGGCGAAGACCAGCAAAAGGTTATCAGCGAACTGATGGCGCAATCGCCACAGGCTGCACAGCAGTTGATGAATCTTGTGCGCGGACAGCAAGATGTTGACGCCGGGGTGCAGGAGGTAAACGCACTTAAGCAGAAGGTGGGTATGCAAACACTGCAAACCGCAGCTCTGCCAATCTTCGGCGCGTTAATGACTGATGACGAGAAGTCGCGCGGCGCACTGCTAAACGAATCAGCTGCGGTATTTGAAAAACAATCACCCGAAACCGCTAACGTTATCCGGCAGCTTGGAACCTTAAAGGGTCAGCAGCAATTTGATGCGATTGGCGGGCTGGTGAAAACACTTCGTAACGCTGGCGTATTCCCTGATGACCCAAGCCAGATGCTTGGTCATGGCACTGCATTAAGCCAGAACCTTGCTCTGTATGACCAAGCTATTGCAGCTGGTGATGCTGAAAAAGCAGAATTAATCAAGAGAAATCTCGACCCGTACTCGCGCTCACTGGCTGGAGGAATGGGCGCTGGCGAGGCGCGATTAATGACTGAGCAGGCATTAAACCCAGTGCTCGGCCAGCGTGAGGCTGGGAAGATTCAAGCCACTGAGGGAACTGCTACAGGTCAAGCCAAGCTTCAACAAGAGCAGCAGGCTGTGGCGAAGGGTGAGCGCGAAGTTTCAGAATCAGCAAGAGCGAAAGATAACGCAGTTTCATCTATTAACCAGCAGTTGCAGCAGTTGCAGCGACTTGAGTCGCACCCTGGCTTTAGTGGTGCTGTCGGATTAAATAGCGCCATACCGTCAGTTCCAGGCTCTAAAGCATACGGGTTTGAAAAACAGCTTGAGAAGCTTGATGCGCAGTCATTTATGGCCATGATTCCAAACCTTGCAGGTATGGGCGCATTATCTAACGCAGAGGGGCAGAAAGTTTCTGCTGCATTGTCTGCGTTATCTACAGGGCTTAGCGAAGAAGAATTTAAGTCAGAGATGAATGTAATTAGAGATACTTTGCTGCAAGCTCGTGACAGGATAAAAACCGGGAGCTTCGTAAAACCCGAGCAGCAACCATCACAGCAACCATCATCTGTCGGCAGATTCAAAATCGAGGTCGAGTAATGCCAACATACAGAGTAACAGACCCGACAACAGGGCGCACAGTAAAGCTGACCGGAGATTCTCCACCAACTGAGCAAGAGCTTGAAGAGATATTTGCATCTTTTCCACCATCAAAAATGGAGCAGCCACAAACGCAAGCAGTTGATGCTGGCGGTGATCCGTCTTTGTCAATGTTTGAAAAGCCTGCGCAGCCTATGCAAATGCCAGAAGAATCTTTAACAGATAAAGCAATTGGCGTTGGTGAGTCAGCATTATCAATCGTCTCTGGCTTAACAACCGGAGCAGCAGGCGGGCTGCTTGGAACTATTGAAGGCATCGCCCAAGCAGTGCGAGATGGAAAGATTGGCGAGCCAGAAGCTCAGCAAATCATTCAGCAGCGCATGTCTGAAGGCGCTCAAGCTGGCACGTACTCCCCACGAACTGAAACCGGTCAAAGTATAGTCAAAGGCGTTGGTGAGGCGCTTGGTTCATTGCCGCCTGTTATTGCAGGATTTTCACCAGCTCAAGCTGCTGGCGCATCTCAATCACTTAGCGCAACAACTCAGGCTGCAAGAGGATTAATGCCACAGGCAGCACCAAAAGCTATGCAAGGGCTATCTGTCGGAGCGGCAGAGGTTCCAGTTGAGCAAGTAAGACTGCAACAGGCAGCTGAACTTCCAGTGCCAATCAAACTGACAAAAGGTCAGGCAGGAAAAGATTTTGAGCAGCAAAGATTTGAACGAGAAACAGCAAAAGCAAATGAAGTTGGCGATCCACTTCGTCAGAGATACGCCGAGCAAAACTTGCAGTTGCAGCAAAACCTTGACGCATTTATTGACTCAACCGGCACTGAACTGCCCGAAACAAACTATATGCTAGAAACTGGCCGCATGGTTGACAATGCTATCCGGTCGCGAGCAGCAGCTGATAAGAACAGAATTAGGCAAGCATATAAAGATGCGGAAAAGGCAGGTGAGTTATCATCTCCTGTGAATATGTCTCCGCTTGCAGAGTACCTTAACGAGAATCGAGCAGGCAGAACATCAGCGCCGATAATGAAAACCATTGCAGACGAGCTTGAGGTTCAGGGTGTTGGTGCTGGTAGGTTAGATGATGGCTCATTGCAGCTTGGTGAGTTGACTTTGGGTCAAGCTGAAAAGCTGCGACAAACCATCAATAAGTTCGCCAAAGATAATGATCCAAATGATTTGCGCGTTGCATCAGAAATGAAGTCAATCATTGACGGCGTAACAGAATCAGCAGGTGGTGATGCCTATCGCAGAGCAAGAACGCTTCGCAGGCAGTACGCAAATCAGTATGAAAACATCGGCATCATCCGTGACATTATTGGCAAAAAACGAGGCTCAGATGACCGTAAAATAGCCACTGAAAATATCGTGAATAAGGCGGTGTTTGGCGGCTCTGTTGATGATTTGAAATCTGTGCGGAAAACACTGCAGACTCAAGGTCAGGAAGGTATGGCTGCATGGAAGGAAATACAGGCAGCAACGCTTCGCCAGATTCGAGACGAAGCAACCAAGAACATGCAGCGTGACCAAAATGGTAATCCAATTGTTTCTGCTGCAGGGCTTAACCGTATCGTCAGCTCTTTGGATAAAAACGGCAAGCTGGTCAACTTGTTTGGCGCAAAAGGAGCTGAGCAAGTTCGACTGCTCAATGATGTTGCCAAAGACATTCTTATTTCACAACCTGGAGCAGTCAACACAAGCAACACTTCAACTGCACTGCTTGCTGCATTGGAGATGGGTACTTATGGTGGCCCGTTCGTATCTGTGCTAAAGTTTGCGCGTGACAAAGTGAAAGACAGAGCCGTCAGAAACCGTGTTGAGCGTGCGCTGAACGTATCGGAGCGTGAAAAATGACAATCGCAGGATTCGCCATATTTATTTGCCTTCTGGCAGCTTTAGGATTATTTGAGGGCCGAAAATAATGCCACGTTACATAAACCCACAACCACAGTATTTTACTGATTTAGGCTTGCCACTAACAGGCGGAAAGCTCTACTTCTACGAGCCGTCAACGCTAATTCCGAAAGACACGTACAGCAACGTTTCGCTAACCATTGCAAACACAAATCCAATCGTGATGGCAACTAACGGAAGCCCATCGACTGACATTTGGCTTGATGGCGTTTATCGTGTTCGGTTGTTTGATCCAACAGGCAATCTGATTTGGGATAAAGACCCAGTTGGTGGCGACTCTGGCAGTTTGATTGCTTACTCAGATTGGGTAAATGGCATTGATTATCCTGTAGGCGAGATTGTAACTGGCTCCAATGGTCGCTATTACGTTTCAATTCTAAACCCAAACAACGGCAATAACCCGATAAGCTCACCGATTTACTGGACTGAAACTCGACTTCTGCGAGTTTGGAACGCCAACGAAACTTATCAGATTGACACCGTAGTGCAGCACAATGGCTACCTGTGGAGAGCTAAAGCGTTAACCGCTGGCTCTGCGCCTTCGTTAACTTCTTCGTTTTGGGAGCCTGCCGTTGATGGTATTGATGAGCTTAACTTGCTTGCAACGCCAACTGATATTACTGGAGCTGCAACACTGGCTAAGGCTACATTTTATAACTTAACAAACACTGCTGTTTTTACGCTTCCGGCGGTAGCAACCGTTTCAGTTAGAGAGCCTATCTTTTTGAAAAAATCAGCCACAGTAACGCCAAACGTAAAAGCTCAGGCTGGCGAAAAAATCAGGATAGGCGACAACCCTGCATCAACTGCGCTTTATGATGATTTTGACTACAATATAAATACAACGCTGATGCTTACAAGTAACGGCACTGAATGGAGCTTGTCATAATGGCTACGGGAAATTTAAAGATTATCTATGGCAGTGGCGGCGGATTAATGCGCCTTGCCGCAAACCAAACGTTTGATGGAGCGTACGGTATTGGAGGAATCTCAGTACCATTTACAACAGCAACCACAGCCACAAACATGCTTGTTTTAAATGGTCAGTATGCGCTTAGGCAGCTATACATTGATTATCTTGCTGGCTCTGCTAGTAACTTAACTGTTGTGCTTACCATTGACGGTCGGATTGTTCTGAATACGATAATCCCTCTTGGCACAAGCGCGGGCGCTGTAAATATCTTCGGCAACGCAACCCTAGGGCAGATAAGCGGTGAGATTGAAGTTGCAACAAACTTAACGTTAAGCGTTCAGCGAAGTGTAGCCGCCCAAGTTTCCGTCACAGCTAACGCATTGGCGCTAATCTGATGAAAGTTGAAATATCCATGGGCACTCATTCGATAGAATATCCAGTCGGTGATTCGTCAATTTCTGACATGCGTATTACCTGCTTGGCATTTAAAAACAGAATGACTTCAGACGAAAGAAAAGCTATACGCCGAGAGGCTCTGACAAATGAAGATATTCAGGACTTTGTTGATTTAGCAAATAGCGCCTCTCACATAGACCTGTCGTTGCAACAAACTATTGATTCAGTAAATGATTTGGAGTCTATGGGCTTAATCGGAGCTGGTAGGGCGATTGTCATATTGTCACCGCCAGTAAATGAAGATGAAAGATATAAGGGGTAAGTCATGCAAGGTTATTTACCAGCACAAACAGACGCGTCATTTGTCATCAACGGCACCAAATTTCACTACGGGCAGCAGGGTTCAGAGAGTGAAACAATTTACGTCACAATGGTGCGGGAGCTGACGCCAGGCGGCGGCATTTACGCAGGTGCCGGCGCAGTAAAAACATGGAAATTCGTTTGCGACGTGGACGTCAGCCTAATGCTTTATCAGATGCAAAACGATGACAAAACCATTGAGCAAAAGCTGGACATTGTATTTGCTGAGTTCAACCGCAAAGCAAACCTTGCAATTGCAGAATTTACAGGCGGTTCAGGCGGTACGCTGCCACCATTTCCAACAGACCTTTATCAGCAGGTTAAGTGGTACGTGGAAAACAAAATTGCGTTCGATCCTGCGAAAAATCAGATGGTATTTAAGTAGGTGACACATGCAAAAAGTCACTTTGATTTTTGGTCGCAGCTCTAAGATTGTAGGGCTGCTGATTCGGTTTTTTGATATTAGCCCGTACTCGCATGTTGCCATCTTGGATGGTGATTATGTGTATGAGTCAGTCGGCACCAGATATCGAGGCAGGCTTGGTCGGCGCAAGGGCGTTATCAAGACTCATGTTGATGACTTCAAAAACAGATATTCAGCTTGGCGAGTAAAAGAAGTTTGGACAAGCAACGAATCATGGGGCGAGCAGTGCGAGCTTATGGTTAGCCAGAAAACAGAGTACGACATGGCAGCAACAGTTGGCGCTTTATGGGTGCTTCGCCTGCTTAGGATAAAACTTGGCAGCCGACATTCATATAATTGCTCAGAACTGGTCGGGCATATAACCAAGAGATTTATTGATGGCTATAGCCCGACAGTGTCGGATTTTTGGAGGTTGAAAGAATGATAGAATGGCTGGCAACATTAACCGGAGAAGATGTAAGCGTTTCGCAAGCGGTAGTATACGGATTCATGCTAAAAGTAGTGGCGTTTATGTTTGTATCGGTCGCTCTTAATCTTGCGCATCATGTAGGTCTTTGGATGCTTGGCGCTGATAAACACAACTTGATGGAGACAATCAACAGTGAACCGAAATCAGCAGCGTTTTATCACGGCGTCCGCTATCTTGCTTTCGCTTTGGTGGCCGCTTACATCTTCGGCTAGTGAGTATGATGCGCTGATTAAACGCAGCGCGGAGACTTTTATGCCGTCTGTTGATTGGCGGCTATGGAAGGCCCAAGTAAAAGCAGAAAGTGCGTTCAAAGCTGGTGCGGTGTCTCCTGTTGGTGCTATTGGCTTGTCTCAAATAATGCCAACCACATTTTCAGAGATTGGCCAGAGAAGCGGCATTAAAGGCAATCCGTTTGATCCAGAAGTAAACCTGATGGCTGGCGCTTGGTATATGAATAGGCAGCGCGCAATATTCAAAGAGCCTCGCCCTGACTTTGAGCGACATAACTTGGCTCTCGCCGCTTACAACGCTGGCGCGGCTAACGTGATAAGAGCGCAGAGGCTGGCGGGAAATCCGAAAGAGTGGCAGCCGGTGGCAGATAAACTACATTTGGTAACCGGTAGTCATTCAATGGAAACAAAAGATTACGTTGCAAAAATACGCTCGTTTTATAGAGCGTATTTGATTTCTGGCTATTAGATATATCTAGTTCGAAGCGCAAAAGCAACTCTGACATCAGTTTGCAAATCAGCAAGCATGCATGCCAGCTCGTGCTTTCTTTTCCTCCATGCTTTATGTGCCATATCAGGGCATGGAAACCTTCCTATGCACTCTCGCTTTTTGGTAAATGGATTATTGCATTGGGCCTTAAAAAATCCTTCACTTGAACACCAGTGAACACCAAGCGGACAATCGCCCCTGTCATTCCCTCTTTCCAAAACAAACCCATTAGTCATGCCGTCAACAAATACACAAGTTTCAGGTGAGTATACTTTGTTTCCTGCAAAAAGAATGTCCTTATCCAAATGCTTCCCTTGCCAGTCTTGCATTTCCATCCAAACTTTGAATTTGCTGAACAAATGCCACTCTTCAGCCACTGAGCATGTCGAGTAGTTTGGCCGCCTCACATGCAACTTGATGTCGTAACATCTCCTTATCATGCCGCTCCAAGCGACATATATTGGACACAAAACCAGCACTCCATTAACTCTATTTGCTATTTTGTATTCAGCATCATTAATGCCTATTCCAGCCACTCTGGTTCTTTTGCCTGTCATGAACACCTCAAAAATTAAACCCGCAGATAGTTAGGAATGGACTGTAGCAAGTCACCTATCGCGGGTTCAAAATCGCGCTACCTGTCTTCGGCTTTTAGCCTGCAATCAATTCGGTTCCTACGCCTAGTTGATTGGTCTATAATAACTTAATGGGTGTAATTGAGCAATATCAAAGATGATGAATAGCCTATACTTTAAACTCGGCGCTTTAGCTGCTGCATTTGCTGGCGGATTTTGGTTGAATGGCGTTATGTGGCAAGGCAAGTGGTCAGAGCGCGACAAAGCAGACGCGCTCGCAGCAGTCGCAGCTCAAGAAGCTGAGCGAGTCAGGGAGCGTCAATGGCAATCAGACATAGAAAGGGTGCACCAAGATGGCAAGAAACGGCAACAGATTATTGCAGATGATGCTGCTGAGCTTAACGATACTGTTGAGCGGCTGCGCAGCAAAATCAAATCCATGTCCGCAGGTGAGAAAAGCGGCAATTCCGCCATTGCCGACATCAGCAGAAGCGCCTCCACCGATAAAGTTGTGCTCAATCAGCTGCTCGAGTGGAGTGTCGGAACAAATGAAACTCTGGCTAGATACGCAGACCAAAACAGAGAAGCCGCTTTGACTTGCGCCGCGGCTTATAATGCGATACGATAATCTTGTTTCCTTCCCCAGCTGTACTTTCTCCAGCCGCCTATCAAGTTGATTGTGCGGCTTTTTTATACTCTTTAACAACCTTTCTAATGTAATCGTATGACCAACCCGTCTTGTCTCTTATAGCTGCAGGCTTTAATCCATCCTCATGCATATCAATTATTGACGCTTTGTTTGAGCGCGGCTTACTATTACCAGCCTTCTTTCTCATGGTCGATAACATTGTTCTTGCTATCTTGATTTCAGACTCTAACTTTTTCAGCCTTTCAGCTTTTTCTAGTAAAACACACCGCTCAGCCTCAACCGCCCACAGCTTGCGCTGCAATTCAGATGCAATGCCACAAGCCTCAATAACTTGCTGGCGCTGGTCGTTTATCTCAGCCAGCAAATCCTCTTTGCTGGTTGTGTCCAGGTATAGCTGGTCAAGTGGCGACACCATTATGTATTACCCATAAGTATAGCGGCGAAAATCAGGCAAACTATAAACCATGCAACGCCTAGCGATACGCAAACAAAGTCTTTATCTTTCATTTCTTATCACTCGCAAATCTGTTGCACAATACAACGGTAATTTTCCCGTCAGTTGAATATGTGCGCATCTTGTGAAACTCCAGCGCGCTGCAGTCTTTGAATTTATGCCTGCAGTTCGCGCACTGACTGCCTTTTGGTTGGTATGTCATTCAATCACCAACTATCACAGAAACGGATAAAACAAAAAGATAAATCATTGCAACTATAATCGACATAAAGCAAGCCGCAAACAAAACACATTGCCAGCCAAGAATGAAATGACCAACAAATCCTTTTGCGGCAGAGCTGTCGTAAAACAGTGAAACAAAAGCAGGGAGCATAGATATAAATAAAATTGCAAGCAGTGTTTCCATCACTCAATCACCCTAATAAACTCAATCTGTTTCTTGGTGTAATACGTGCCTTTTGCTGTGACGAATACAAAGTCATAAGGCTTAACAGCTACGATTTCGCCGGTTGCTATAATGCGGACTAGGGAGGCTTTAGTCATTTTCCGCCATCCTCATTTCAAAATCTTCCTTTGAGCAAACATAAGTCCAGTGCGGTGGTGTTTTTGGCTTGCCGTCAAGCTCCATTTGCCCTGTGCTTGCGTAACAAAAACTACCCTTACTGAATTCACCAGTAGACCTTGTGCAAACCCATAGCTGGTCCCTGTTTTCATATTTCCATTTTCCACCAAATTCAATTAGTGCATCGTCAATGGTTTTCATTCCTCATCCTCCAAATCACTAATGTCACAACCATAACAAAACATCGCCAGTGAACAAATGCCAACCGCTAACAGGTAGCATAGGCGGTTGAATAGTTTGAATGGGTTCATTTTGCACCGCCTTGCCGCTTGGCTAGAAAATTGCGCACCTTGTCAAATTCAGCACGTCTTGCCCACATCAAAAGTTGAACCATATCAGCATCAGAAAAACCAACTGAATCCATAAGCAGTTGCGCTAAATATTTATAGCGCTCTCTGTCGTTGATAAATTTACACGCATCAGATACAGCCTTTTTTGTTGTATCCTCGTTGTTGTGATACCCCATCACTTCACCTCGCCTTGCCGAATGCTGTCGGCTATCCTGTTAAGTTTTACCACCGCTGAGGAATGCAGCCCCGGTGGCGCTGTAATCAGATTTGCCAATTGGTCTGCTGCATACTCAACAGCCTGCGCCCTGATTTCCGCAAGGTGTTGTTGCGGTGTTGCTGCTAACAGGTCTGACGAATGCTTCATTATCGCATCTGTTAACTTCCCGCCGTCGAAATTAATGCAGTCGTTAAGTTGGTCGTTTAGTGCTTTGCGCAACGCCTCAACCTGAGCCGCCAGTGCGTCATATTCAGAGCGCGGCACAACTTCACCAATTCCGTCTATCTCAATGTATTTTGTCATCACTTCATCCTCGCCAGTTGTTTATCTGCAAACCGCAATCCTTCAGCAACAAGGTGCTTGTGCTGCATATCCGCATGAATCGCATTGTCACTCACAGAGCTGTCGTAATCGTAGTCATAACGCCAATTTTCAGCCAAGCACTCCACGATATACATAATTTGCTTTTTGTTAGTGCAGCCGCATAAAGCTAGCTTTGCTGCGTTGATGTCTAGCTGGTTAGCCATAACACACCCCAATAATCACCAGTAAAACATTGCACACAAAAGCCACAGCAACCCAGCGTAAAGCGCCAAAACCTTCCTGATATTCAGGCTCTGCATCAGT